TCTAGCAATACGTGGTACAGGTAGCCACTCATTTTCTTCCTTTACATCTGTTGGTTGCGGTAATTTCCATTTGCCTAAACTCCTATTCATTAATCGTCATCATCACTTTGTTTCTTAGGTGGCATTAACATCACACCACCACTTGCTTCTACCTGTAGCTTCTCAGTTTTAACCAGCCCAGTACGATCCAGTAGTTCCTTTGCTGCTGACATCTTATCTCTTAGTCCTAACTCAGTAGGGTCTAGGAGTGCACCAGCCATCGCTACAGCAGCTTTAGGGGCATTACGTGCCATGTACTGCTGTGTTGCTTCTAGTATCTCTTCCTTGAGGCTCTTAACTACCACTGTAGTAGATGTACCATCTGCATAGCCAGCTAGTTTCTTAGCTGTTGCTACATCCCCACCTGCTTCATCAAATAGTACATCTAGGAATTTTACCTGATTTTCTGTGTACTGTCTAGTCATTTAATTCCCCAGTTCGCATTATGTCACTCAGTCTAGTAGCCCTGCCTTTTACCTGCTCTGCCCACTTGCTGTCTAACATCTCAACTGCCGCACGTTCATAATCTTTACGGTGTATAGCAGACCACATATTTTTAAACAGTTTTAATCTGGGCATACCCAAGTTAAATGCCATATTGACACAAACCATTTGCCGTGGTGCATTTAAATTTTTAACGCAAGGATGAGCATCAAGGAGTTCTCGTTCAGCAATGTCAACATCAATACGCAATATATATCTAGCACCGTAAAGGGTAATTCCATTGTCGTAAATATCCTGCATATCAGACAGACCCAAGTGTTGCAATTGTCTAACAGTCAAGGGTCTATCTTTTAAATTTCTACCTGCACCTATTGTGTCTATACCTAATGTATCTTTATAGACCTTTAGTTCCATGCCTTCATCTCTGATAAGCATGTCAAGTAATTTGCTAGTATCGTACTTCATCTATTTCTTCTTAGGCATTGCAAAGCCAAAGTATGCACCAACAAGTGCAGACAATGAACCATACATCATCATAAGAATACTGTCTGCTGCTGCAAACCTGTCAGGCCATATTAGTACAGCAGTAGTAGCTATAAGCATTGTAGCTAGTGCAGTCCATGCCATATAGCGTCTGTTAGATTGATATGCTGCTTTGTCAACAATTACATTTTCATCTGCCATGTTTATTACTCCTTATTTTTTAAATAGCTTAGTGGCACTACGTACCCCAAATGACGCTGCCACGATTACCGAAATGGCGTATTTATACCAGTCAGGCATCAGTTGTAGTTGGCTAAACCCTATTTGAACTATATCTTCACAGCCGGGAATGAACGCAAGCACAAGAGGTATCGAGAACAAAATTGTAAGCCACTCGTCTTTCCACGAGTTATCACTCGCTTTAGCCTGTGCTATATCCCAGTCTATTTCACCTGCTGCCTGTTTCTCTTTTATCTTAGCGTCAGATCTTATTGTTACAATCTTAGCTTCTGTCTTAGCTTTCTTCTCAGCAACCTGTCCCTCTAGCCATGTACCAGCTAGATTAGCTATTGGCCCAATCAATGTACCTAGCATTAAGCTCTCCTAAACCTAGCTGTCTTCTTAGCTATGCCCTTTGGTTGTTTTACATGTTGTTTGTTACCTGCACGTTTAGCTTTGGTAGTAGCAGCATACTCAGAAGATGATAGTGACTTAATAGCTTTAGCAGGTAAATATCTTTCACCTGTAGCCTTTGGTCCTTGTGTAGATGGCTTACCTGACTTAGTACGCCAATCTTGCTTTGTCCAGTTTGCCAGACTCTGTTGTGACTTAGCTCTTGCCATGACAATCACATTTACATACATCAGGATTACAGCCACACTCTATGCAACTATCGCATTTAGGTGCTGTCTCTGTATTACACATGCATACTGGCTCTTCTCCACATTCACATGTCATTATGATTTATAACCCCCACCTTTTGCCTTGTATCTTTTTGCTAACATCTGGGCTTTGCGTCCTGACCATTGCCCCGGAGCACCACCTTTTCCACTCGCCTTAATGCTATTGAATAATCTCTTACGCATACCGGGCTGTGTATAGTTACCTGCTGCATTTACTGTGCTACCACCACTTTTTAATTTAATAGCCTTTAATTGGTTAGACTGTTTCTTATGTGCAGCACTAGCCTTTGCCAGTTTACCTGCTACTTTTTTTATTACTTTTTTTACTTTTCCTTTTACTGCCATTTGGTTTAACGTCCTTTGCGTATAGATTATTAAATGTTACAGATGGATCTAAGTATGTCTCATGTCCTTCTGCGGAGTGCACCCATTGTGACGGTACAAAGTCAGGTGCACCCTCTCCAGTTCTCCATAAAGCAGGGCTAGTTGCCCTTACTCTATTGTTAGGCAGTGCTACAAAATTTCCTGTCCAGCTACCAGCATCTGTTAAATATATTACGTGTGACTGTTTATGCTGTGCAGGATCATCTGCTATATCATTGCCTGTGTAATCTACGGTAAATAAATATTTACCTGTATAGAGATCACCTCCTATCTTACACAACCAAGGTGATGAACTTACTCTATCCAGAATGACTGTACCATGCTCTCGTGACTCACAATCCCAAGGTTGGCATAAATGATCTTCCATTGGGTCAGGCCACTCTTCTAGAGGTATGTCAGCTACGAGTGCCTGTATCGGCATCCTTGCCCACATAGCTCCTCCATGTACATTCTCTTGAGGTCCATCTTCCCTGTCTATCTCACATCCAGTAAATACAACCTGAAAGCTAAGTGATCTGTCTGGTATGGTATTTACTGCAAATGCAATCCCATGTAGAAATTCACCGTGATATTTTTGATGGTTACTAGTGAACTCTCTACGTACCCAACAATTGAAGTGGGGTACATTGCTTATAAGATTCGGCATTATCTACGTTTAGCAGCTCCACCTTTAGAGTATTTCTTTGTACCCTTTTTACTCATACCACCGCCATACATTTTTTTAGTAGCACCACCCTTAGACATTTTCTTTGTTTTCTTGTGCATAGGCATATTGTATTTATCCTTTCATCATTTTAGCAACTACATCTGGGCGTTGCTTTGCTAATGCTTTCAGACCGGGATTATCTTTAACCGATCCTCCTGCTGAGTACATGTGCTTCTTATTGTTTGCCATACCACCATACATCATCTGTGGTTTCTTCATTGGCTTCGGTGGTTTTGCACCACCCATTGCTGATCCAGCTTTTAAGTCAGCAGCATTGGATCTAGCATTACGATCCATAGATGCCTGTTTATTTATTTCTCTTTCTCTTTGTGCTAACTGTTTTTTTAGTTCTTTTACTTTCTTCATATCGCCAGCCTTTTTAGCTTCTGCTATTAGTTCTTTATAATACTTTGGTGGTAAGGTTAATTCTACTTTTAAGCCCATTTACTTTCTCCTTTTAGGGTTGTCTTTTACTGATCCTCCTGCAACATACATGTGTTGTTTTTTATTAGCTACACCACCATATGCCATTTTAGATTTTATTTTTTTTTGTAATGCAGATCTGCCTTTTCTTTGTCTAGCTCTATCTTTACTAAGCTTATCTCGTACCTCCTGATTACGTGCAAGTAGCTCTGCTCTTTTACTTGTAGTCTTTTCTGTAAACTCACCTGTTACTGGATCACCTGCATCATCAGTAGTTATTCTTTCTCTTTTTCTACCTGCTGGATCTAGTAGTTCTGATCTACTTTTATTCTTAGCTCTTTGTGTTTTACTAGATTCTGAAGCAGCTTTCATAGATCTATTTAATTCAGTACGTCTGTAATCTATGAGAAACTTTTTTTCTGCTGCTGTTCTATCAGATGCGTCCTTACGTTCTATACGAACATATTCTTTTGCTCTTTTACGTGAACTAGCATTTTGCATCTCTTCTGTAAATGATCTAGACTTACCTCTGTTTACTTTACCCGACCTACCTGTATCTACTTCGCTAGCTGCTTTTACAGATCCTCCTGTAGTTGGATCTTTTCTTGCACCTTCTACTTCAGTAGGTTTCTTTTTCTTACCACTTTTACGCATTATCTTTGTTAGTTTACCAGCACCTGCACCTGCAATCTTACTAGCAATTCTTGATCCTATTCCCATTCTAACATCTCCATTTTCTAAGTGACTTATTAATCCTTGAGTTAGGATCACGAGCAGTCTTGGCACTCGTTAGCCGTTTCTTCATACCTTTCATTCTAGCACAGAATGATTTACGTCTTTTAGCGTCCTTAGATCCAGCTTTAACTTTGCCAGTTACAGCCATTTTTAATTTAGAGCCGGGATTAGCTTTACGATATGAGGCTACACCTTTTTTATTCAGACCACCAGAGGCACTCTTACCAGCCTTACGTGTCCATGCAGGAGTTTTAGCCATCTTTCCATCCTTCTAGTACCATAGCATTTTCTATATGTTCTAAACTATACCTAATACCTGTACGTTTTTCTATTGCAGCACGTACATAAAACACTTTGCTATGGGGTACGTGTAGATACTTTAATGTTTTATTTGTTATTGCGTCATAAAATGACTCTAATACTCTTTCTTTGTATAGTTTTACTTCTTTTTTCATAAATGTCAAGTTGTTTCTGTAATTATTTAATAATACCAAAGCTCATTGCTAATAATACAAAACCTGTTAGTACAACTATAGCTATGATTGCCCTGCTATTCATTGGATCTGATAGTATACTGGTAGCACGTGCGTATGCTTTCTTTGCAAATTCGTACATACCATTAAATAATGCTTTAATTTTCATAGATTATACTCCTTTGTATGGGTCAATGTCAATACTGGCTATTACAGCATCTATATTTTCATGCCAATAGTTTAAAAATTTATTAATACGTGGGTATTCTGGAATAATGTCCATAGTACTCCACATAAATTCCTGCACTAAACTACTATAATCAGGCAGGTAGTAGTAAATACGTATCAATACTGGTTCTCTAACTATCATACTATTTATTTTTAGAGTTCCATAGATCAAACAAACTCTTTACCTTCTCTTTTAGTACAATAATATCGCCATGCATCTTAGCTAGTACAATAATCAAAGTTACTATACCCAGTAAGATAGGCCATATTGTTGATAATATATCTATTACGGATAATTGATCTACCATTTAAGTGTTTCACTTTCAATGTTCACTGATGTGTTTTTATACTTAGATGTTTTTTAAGTTTTTATGAAGGGATAGTTTTAATATTCACTTAAGTGATCATTATAGTGTATAGTTATAGTGGCTCAATCAAACTCTGTCAACTAAAAAATACAAATATTGTGAAAATAATTTATTTGTGTGTCTAATAGGGTACATATAGTTATCACTTGCCCGTATGGTTAACAGTGAAAATACCTGATCTGTGGTCTTCTGTGTATATATATCTACCGTACCCCCTGTGGAGCCTGCCCGCCCATGCTTGGATGAGCGCATAATGTGTGGCATATCATGTGATGAGCGCAGTGTGTGTGCAATATGTAGTGTGACATATGCAATGTGACACATCATGTGCTATGAATCTACGATTTAACAATGCAAGTGTTGCACTATCACTTGTCACAGTACGGTGATGATGATTGTGGTGATTTATGAGATGTGAAAACACCCTAACGTCGGACTACAAAACCCACAGATACCACCCCATCAAAAATGAAGTCCAATGATGGACCTAGCTAACTACCGCGCAACAAAAGCGTAGCTTTCGCGCATGAGTAGTTGGCACAGTTTTTGTCACCGATTTACCACACCAAACTCTCTCTTCTTTCTATTACTGTTTCTTACGTGTTATTACTTATACTTTAGTGAAAGTAATAACACTTAGAAACAGTTGAAAGAAAGAGAGAAAAGAAATGACAACCTCAACAGCAATAGCAATCATCCCATCAGTAGACACTCTAGAGAGTGAAGGTTTAGCTTTAGCTAAGATGTACAAGAATGAACAGGCTTCTTTGAAAAAGAGGTTCAAGATCTCCATCTCTAAGGATGGATTGGATTACCGATTAGGTAAGCTAATGCGATCTCTACGAGATGAGGTTGGTGAAAATGGCAAGGTTACATCAGCTAGACTTAGAGATGTTGGCATAGCCAATATTGATAAGAGAAGACGATCAGAAGCTATGTGGTTCTTTGACAATCAAGATGATTGTTTAGAAGCAATCAAAGCCTCAAAGAAAGGCTTCACATCATTAACTGCTTTGCAGTCAGCAATGAAGAAAGCCGATAAGTCCAACGATGGACCTAGCACTGAAAGTGATGGTGATGATGATACTTCAACATCCAACGTAAATGCTGAAAGCATTGTAGCAAATGTTTTAGCTACTGCTAAGAAGCACAACATCGACTTACAACAAGTTGTAGAGATGTTGATTGATAGTGCAACATCTACTGATAACTCAGTAGCAGAAAGTGAGGTGGCTTAATGGCAAGGCACATTATACACTGTGGTACTCATACACCTTTGAAATCCTCTTGGATTAATGAGGTTCCTGATACAAGTATCAAAGTGCCATTAGTCTATAGACTAGGTCAGGAGCAAGCTATGGCTGATGCCTTTGAAAAAGCCAAGCGTGATCACAAGTGGTCAGAATTACGTAGTAAGGCAAAGCAAATCAAGTCCAATGTTGGACCTAACATCGGAGATAAAAAATGACTCGTGAAGAACAAAGAGTAGCATACGTAGAATTACGTAAACAGCTACTACCGCATCCTCCAATAGCTGATGCGACTAAGTGGGTACAGGCTATGTCTGATAAACAATTTGATAGATACTGGATTTCATTAGCCAATGCTTTGCATGAACAAAGAATGGAACAGTTTAAAATTGACAGTGAAAACTTTTAGATATATCTTACGTAATATATACTTGACACTTTAGTAAAAGTATATATTACTTAGATAGATCTTAACTAAGTCCAACGTTGGACCTAACATCGGAGTGAATAACATGGAAGAACTTAACACATTACAGATACTAGCTATCTGTTGGTTTGTAGTAGCATTAGGTTTAATTGTAACTTGCTTTAGGGAT